TGTCCGTGCAACCAATGAGTCTCCCTTCGGGTCTCATTTTCTTCCTAGACTTCCAGCGTAATTCTGCAAGACTAGGTGGCGCAGCTAATGATTCACTTTATGGTGGTGGCGTAACAGGTATGCAGCTTACTGGTGGTGTTGACCTCGGAGATTCCGATCTCGACAACTCTCAGGCTGGACCTTATGCTCTTAACAATGGCTATTCATCCCCAACTGGTTCATCTTCTGATGTACACATGGTGATGGTTGCTTCTGGTGTTCTCGGCGGATCCACTGGTGATGATGAAGTCAGTAACTCCGTACTTGGTGGTAGCTCAATTAAGACATCTCTTAATAAGCTTTGCCAATTCGATCCTGATCTTTCAGGTTCTGCGGTCCTCGTTGTTGCTGTTTCTGGTTCAGATCTTTCCACTCAGGTTGATCCTAAGAATCTTACAGCAATTGCTGCGAATACCGCAGCAGGCGCAGGTGACGGAGACACCGCGAGCGACGTTATTAATTCGACTAATTTCCGTCATATTCGTCGTCTTACCCGTCTTGTTGGACAGTCGGCTGGTAATGCTAGTCAGTCCCCTCAGTCACTCGACATTAATGCAGAAGACGTAACAACCCTGATGGTGTTCGCCGCTACTGGTTCCAACCATGATGCTGACGATCTTTCAACTCACCTCACAGGTAAGGCTCTTACATTCACGTTCCCAATTGATGATAATCTTGATGGAACACCAGCCGCTGGTTCATCTGCTGCAATTGGTGCAGTTGTTGGTGCTACCCTTTGGGACCTTGAAGCCGAGGCCGGTATTCCTGAGATCGACATCAAGGTAGATAGCGTCTCCGTGACAGCTCAGACCAAAAAGCTTAAGGCTAAATGGTCTCCAGAGCTTGGTCAGGATCTTAACGCTTATCACAACCTTGATGCAGAGGTAGAGCTTACAGGTATTCTCTCTGAGCAAATCGCTCTTGAGATCGACCGCGAGCTTCTTACTGACCTTGTAAAGGGAGCCACAGCTTCCACTTACTACTGGTCACGTCGTCCAGGTAAGTTCCTTAACCGTACCACTGGTCTTCCAATTAGTGACCTCTCTAATGAGTCACTTCTTGGTGCTGACTTCACCGGTACTGTTTCTGAATGGTATGAGACTCTTGTTGAGACCATTAACGATGTATCTGCTCAGATTCATCGTAAAACCCTTCGCGGCGGTGCCAACTTTATCGTAGTATCTCCAGAGGTTGCTAACATCCTCGAGTTTACTTCCGGCTTCCGTGCCGATGTAACAGGTGATACTGACAGAGGTTCAGTTGGTACTGTTAAGACCGGTAGTCTTAGCAAGAAATGGGATGTGTATGTAGACCCTTATTTCATCAGGAACGTTGTTCTTGTTGGACGTAAAGGTGGCTCGTTCCTTGAGAGCGGCTATGTATACGCTCCTTATGTACCTCTTCAGGTCACGCCGACTATCTTTGGTGTAGAAGACTTCGTACCTCGCAAGGGTGTGATGACTCGCTACGCTAAGAAGATGGTCCGTCCTGATATGTACGGTCTTGTAGTAGTCACTGATCTACTCGGTTAATAACTAAATTAACCTTTTTTAAGGAAACCCCAGTTTGACTTAGGTTGGACTGGGGTTTTCCTTTTTCCAAAACTAATTAACTAGTGTAGTAGGAGAAATTATGTATGTCTGTACCCACCTTAACCCCAGAGAGCACAAAAAGCGCTATTGTGTTGCCCGCAACAGCCAGTTTGTCAGACATCGAGTCTACTACTCTGCCATTTAATATATATTCTAATACAGATGCTCAACTTTATTCTGACGATTTTGTAACAGGTGCCGTCAATCAAGTTGCTTATACGTACAAAAAACTCGGTGGAGATGTATTAGATGTTGAACTCACAAAAGAAAGTGTTTTCACTGCTTATGAAGAGTCAGTGCTGGAATACTCATATATTGTCAACATACATCAAGCAAAGAATGTTTTAGGCGATGTTTTAGGAAATTCAACAGGTTCTTTTGACTCTGATGGTAATATTAAATACACCGATGCGTCTAGTGGTGATCTAACAGCTAGTTTGGGAGATGATCTTTCTCATGCTAATTTAAAATTTCCTAGATTTAGATTTGAATATTCAAGAAGAGTTAGTTTGGGTGTTGGCGCCGCGATTGGAGTTGGAGGAGACGAAACAGAATATTCGGCATCGTTTGACACGTCAACAGATCAACAAGATTACGATCTGCAAAATATAATTTCCAGCTCAGCAGATTCTTCAGGATATGATTTCTCGTCATTAATTGGAAATAATAAGATAACTATTAATCAGGTTTATTATAAAACACCACAATCTATGTGGAGGTTCTTCGGATATTACGGAGGGTTAAATACAATAGGAAATCTGCAGAACTATGGTCAGTATTCAGATGACTCGCAATTTCAAATTGTACCAGTTTGGCAAAACAAGCAACAAGCCGCAGCATTTGAAGATGCAATTTATACAAGAAATTCTCATTATTCTTATGAGATTAAAAATAACAAATTAAGAATTTACCCCATGACAACAACGGTATCTCCGAGCAAGATGTGGGTCAAATTTACAATAAAACAAGACGCATGGGATGAATATAGCGACAGGAAATCTGGCATTGATGGCGTAAACAACATGAACACGCTTCCATTTGCTAATATTCCTTATAACAATATTAATTCAATTGGAAAACAATGGATTAGAAGATTTGCCCTGTCGCTATCCAAGGAAATGCTTGGTCAAGTTCGCGGTAAATTTGCCACAATACCAATCCCCGGAGAATCAGTATCTCTTAACGGTGACGCTTTACTGTCTCAAGCAAAAGAGGAACAGGATAAATTAAGAGAGGAGCTTAAAACAGTTCTTGATGAATTGACTTACGCCAAATTAGCAGAGAAAGACGCAGCAATTGCAGAATCTGTTAATATAGTGCATAAACAGATTCCTTTGCCCATTTTTACAGGATAATATAGAACATGTCTGACGATAAAAATAAGTGGGAACAACCATCAGCGCCACCTCCCCCTCTCTTTATTGGCGAGAAAGAGAGAGATCTGATTAAACAAGTTAATGACGAGCTTATTGAGCGAGTTATTGGACAACAAATTTTATATTACCCTATAGACCTGCAGCTTACAAACTTTCATAGCTTATATGGAGAATCAATGAATAAAACATTTTTGTCTCCTGTAAGAGTCTATGCCTTAGTTGAGTGGGAGGGTCTCGAAACTAGTTGGTTGAATAAGATAGGGGTCGACAAAAGATCCTCAGTTGTTGTTAATTTTCACAAAAGAAGGCTTGTAGATGATCAGGATCTGTTTGTTAGAGTTGGAGACTTTGTTTTGTACGGAGACATCCATTATGAAATTGTTTCTTTAAATGAACCTAGGCAACTTTTTGGACAGATTGATCATCGTTTTGAAATATCTGCTAAGTGTATAAGAGCGCGCGAGGGACTATTCGATGCCACCTAAACATAAAAATACCGGCATTTCAGATCCTTCAGTAATAGAAGAGCGGATTGTTATGCCTTCGACCCTAGAAAAGATTGATGAATCTTTTTTCATGCATGTCGACGAGAAATTAAATATTCACACAACAACAAAAAGTGGATGGGGAAAGGTGCCTGTTATATGGATGACGGCAGAAAGAGCATTTCAGATTAAGAACAATAAAGAACTCAGAGATTCAAACGGTTCTTTTATATTGCCAGCCATAACGATAGAAAGAACTTCAATCGTAAAGGATCCTTCCAGCAAGGGAATATTCTTTGCCAACATACCTCCAGAAAACGATCCCCAAGGAGGCTCTATCGTTATAGCGAGAAAAATTAAGCACGATAAAACTCAAAATTTTGCTAATGCTGATTCATATCGCCGCTTTGGGCAGCTAAACTTCCCCTTTAAAAATGACAAGGTAGTATATCAATCAGTATCAATCCCTATGCCAGTTTATATTGATATAAATTATAGCATAACATTGAAGACTGAATACCAACAGCAAATGAACGATATGTTAGTCCCGTTTATTACCAGAACAGGAGGGATTAACTATTTTGTCTTTGGTAACGATCAGCACTCTTATGAGGCGTTTATTGAAGGCGATCTTACACAAGGAAATAACTTATCTACTTTAGAAACAGATGAAAGAATGTATGAAACAACAATAAATATAAAAGTTCTTGGATATTTGATCGGAGATGGTAAAAATCAAGATCAGCCAAAAATAGTTGTTCGAGAAAATGCGGTTAGTGTAAAGATGCCGAGAGAAAGAGTTATAGTCGGTGACATTCCAGATCACATAGAAAGAAGAGATCAGTCTGTTGAAGGGAAATATCGTGAATCAGGAGAAAATATTTAAATGGAGTTTCCGCAAACCAGAAACTATTTATTTAAGAAATTGTAAGTGCATTTTGCTAGCAAACAAGGAGAACATAGAGCATGTCTGTTAAGAAATTCAAATTCGTCTCACCAGGAATCCAAATCAATGAAATTGATCGTTCAAAGCTTCCTGATGTACCAGAGGAGATTGGGCCTGTAGTCGTCGGTAGAGCCGAAAAAGGACCCGCAGGAACTCCAATTAAAGTAAGATCTTATTCAGAATTTGTTGAAATCTTTGGCGACCCCGTTGCCGGCGTTCAGCGTGACAGCGATGTTTGGAGAGAAGGAAATTATACTTCTCCTACTTATGCTCCTTATGCAGCGAAAGCATGGCTAAGAAACAACACTCCACTTACATTTATTAGACTTCTCGGTGAAGAGCACCCACAATCAACAACAACTGGTAAAGCCGGCTGGGCGATGGGTGATCTTGGAACCAGCCAAGCAGGCGCAGACGCAGATACAGAGAATGCTGGTGGTGGCGCATATGGATTATTCCTTTTTAACAATGAAGGAGGGTTGGACTTGTCTGATCTTGCCACGACCCAGGTGCCAATGATGCAGGGCGGGCCTGCGACAGCATCTCTAGCTGCTATTTGGTATTGTGACTCAGATAATACAATTGTCCTTTCTGGCGCCTTCACGCCATTTTCCGGATCAGCATCTGAAACAACAGCATCTCAAACTATATTGATTGGTACAGGTTCTGATGCAACATTCACTACGCTAATTGGCGCAACAGATGAGATTTATTCTGCCTCTCAGGGTACTACAGTCGATGGCGGCATCGGTAATCTTGCTAGACATACCTTCAACTTTGACCCGACATCTGATAAATATATCAGAAAAGTTTTCAATACGAGCCCAGTTAAAACAAACTCTACTGTAACAACAACTACAGAGGGTTATTTCCTTGGGGAATCATTTGATAGAGCTATTTCCAATTTGTCTTCCGGCTCATCAGAATCGACAACAAATATCTATGGTGGTATGATTGTAGGTCTAAAATCAAGAAATGGCAGTTATGAAGGCTCAAGTTTCAGATTTGGTAAGCAAAATTCCTATACTGGATGGTTCATTTCACAAGATATGGGTCTTCCTGATGCTTATACACCACTCAGTCAGGATAAGCTTTTCAGACTTGTTACTCTAGACCAAGGAGAGTGGGTACAAAATAATCTTAAAGTATCCATCGAAGATATTAAATACCCAACAAATAAATATGAAAAATATGGAACTTTCTCAATTGCTCTTAGAAGATTGGGAGATAAGGATAGAAGTCCAGAGGTTGTTGAAAAATACACTGGACTAAATCTTAATCCAAATTCACCAAAGTATATCAAAAGAGCTATTGGCGACAGATACTATGAGTGGGATCAAGAAGAATCCAGATATAGACAATACGGAGATTATCCAAATCTTTCAAAATATGTAAGAGTTGAGGTAGCGGAAGGTATTGAGAACGGCGAACTAAACGCCTCTCTACTTCCATTCGGTGTTTATGGTCCTCATAAGTTGTTAGACGCGCATACTGTCTCTGGCTCAAAGGGAGACCGCATGTACGTCGTCATCGGCAGCGACTCGTCCACTCCCGCAACTTCGGATGGTCTTGACTTCACTTCAACCGATGGAGGTATGACAGACTATCACTTCTTGGCGTTTGATCGATCAGTTCCAGTACCATCAAGTCAAGGAATTCTTTTTAGTGCATCGATTAATACCACCCATATCACGGATAGTGACCACGATATCGGCATTTCGATTCACTCCGGCGACGCTGCACTTACAGCTTCATTCTTATTCCCCAAGCTTCCACTTCGTCAAAATGCTAGACAGCAGGATGTTTCGGATGGTAAAGCAGCATATTGGGGAGTTGATACTATGAGAAGTGCTTCCAATATCTTCAACGAGTCAGTAAAAGATTATCTTAGAGTATTGCCAGGAAATGTTGATGCTGCTAGAGATGGTTCACTTTATACTGAGGTAAGTTGGGTCTTTTCTCTTGACGATGTTATGGAAGACGAAGAGAATATCGCATCTTACGAATCAGGCTCAAGGGCAAATACTGAATCAATTACAGCTGTAAGTGGTGCTAAGTATCTTGTAAACGATTTGAAATACAACAAGTTCACAACATGCTTCGCTGGTGGTTTTGACGGACTCGACATCACAGAGAGCGACCCATTCAGAAATACAAGACTGGATGATAGCAACGATTCAGACCCAGAAAAAAATAACTATGCATATCACAGTGTTAAGAGAGCAGTTGATTCTCTTAAAGACCCTGAAATGCTA